CAAGCCCGAGCATCCACGTCTCGATCACGCCCGCGAGTGTCGCGCTGACCGCCCCGCTGACGTGCACGATCTCCCAGGGGAGCGCCGACTGCCCGAGCGCGGTGAGAGCCGCCAGTAGCGTGGTGCTGTCGAATGCGGGCGCCGTGGTGCGCACGCTGAGGCGGTCGCCCGCGATGAGAGTTCCGGCGCCGAAGTCCAGCCCGATGTTTCCCGGCGTCATGGTCAGTGCGTTGGCCGTGCCGAGCGCGGTCGTCGCCGACCAGTTCTCGCCGCCGTCGAGGCTGTAGCGGTACGTGATGCCAGCAACTCCGATGGTGCCGCCCGTCACCACGTCGAAGATGAAGTCATACATGTCGTGCGGCTCGACGTCGGTGTCTACCGTCACGTCGGACGTGCCAGTGATGCCGTCCACGGGCGTCCCGTAGCCGCCATCGGTCGCGGTCGCCGCCTTGACGAACATCACCGGGCGGCCCGTGCGCTGGATGTGATAGGCCGCATCCTCGACGGCCGGGCCCTGTCCGGCAGCAGCGACGAGGTCCGTCACGCGTGCGTAGGTCGCCGGGGTCGCAGCGGTGCCGCTAGAGCACGTGCCAACGACCGCATAAGGGCGGCCGGCGCTAGCCGGCAGCACGCCGAGGGCGCCGTCGAGTTGGGTGGTTGTGATGCCTGGGACGGTCATGGTGTGCCTCTATTCGGGGGTGATGCGCGCCCACGTCTGCGCGGTGACATCGGGGGTGATCGTGCCGGTGGTGGTGAGCTGGTAGAGCGCGGGGCCCGTGGTGCCGGCCGTGGCGCGGATGAGCATCTCGGAGGTGAGCGTGTCGACTGCGCGCGACCACGCGCCCGCTGCGGCCACGTAGACGCCATTGGCTGCGGCGCTCGCCTGCGCGACCACGAGCACGCGGTCATCGGCCTCGAGCAGCGCGCCGTCGACCGTCTGCAAGCCGCTCAGCGTGATGGGCGTGCGTGCGGCGACGTCCACTGTGGCCGGGGCCGGCGCGGTCTCCACGGTCTCATCGTGGTCGAGCATGGTGGACGTGAGCAGGCCGCGTGCGGTGAAGTCCACCAGCCCAAGCGCCGCGTCGGGGATCATGGCCTCGAGCGAGAACGTCGCGATGAACGACGTGGCGAACCGCGCGGTCACGCGGTCGATCAACCATTGCGCTCCAACGAACACGAGCCGAGGGCCCGCGTAGAGGAACGCCGCTCGGTACCACGCATCGAAGAGCAACCGCGTTGCCGTGTAGGCCGCGCGTTCGTTGGTGGGGTCGGTGGCAGAGCCAGCGCCTGAGACGATTACGTGGAAGATCTCGGCGAAGGTGCCGAGCGGGCGCGGATTGCGGCCTACCTGCTTGGCGGGGCCAATCTCGCCAGCGACGCCAGCGGGGTCGCCGTACGCCATGACGATGCGCGGTCCCGTGACCTGCTCCGTGCGTGCCTTGCGCCCGAAGGCGAGTGCGCACGGCGTGGCGTCGGCGGTGAAGCGCGCCTCTACGGCATCGTAGAGCAGCGGGATGGCGAGGACCTCAGCCACCGAGCACCCCCTGCATGGTCTTGATCGCGACCTTGCGGATCTTGGGGATCCAGTGCACCGGGATGAGGCTCACGGGGATGAGGCGGCGCTTGATGTCCTTGCCCTTGCCGTCGCCGTGGTGGTGCAGCACGGGCACCTTGCCGCGTAGCCGGATGAGCACGGTGTTGCCGATGGGGTCCACGCGCACGTACTTGTCGAACGCGCCGACCATCGCGGGCTTGCCGTCCACCTGGCGCTTGGCCATGGGCAGGCCGTACGCGTCGAGTCCCGAGTCGAGGTCGGACTTCAACTGCTTCTCGATCTCGTCTGCGGACTCAGCAGCAACGCGCGAGATGAATTCCTCGCCGTCAGCAAGTTCGTTCAGCGCGGCGACGTGGCGCCCGAGCGTGGCGAATGCGGCGGCGTTGTTACCCATAGCTGCCGCTCCCGTTGCTGTCCTCGGTCCGGCCGGTGCGCGCTTGCCTCGAGAAGCCCACGTAGGGGCTCTGCTCGCTGTATCCAAAGGGGCCGGAGCGGTCGATGCCGCTCGCGGTCGTGTTGCTGCGCAGGGGCAGGTCGAAGAGGCCCACGTTGCTGTCGGCGGCCTCCATGCATTCCTTGCGCGCCTCGGCGGCGTCCTCTTGGATGGCCTGGAACTGCTCGTCCGTGGCCTCCACGCCACGCTTGAGGTAGCAGCGCACCGTGACGATGCGCGTGAGCCACGAGAGGACGGCGATGGGGTACGGCGACGCGAACGGGGTCGCGTAGCGCTTGGCCAAGCGCGAGTCGATCCATGCGCTGGCCTCTTCCAACTGGAGGGCCGTCCAGCCTGCATCCGCCGCTTCAATAGCGTCGACGTAGTCACTCGGTATGAGCGACCGCGTCTTGAACTCGGCTGTGGTGAGGTAGGAGGCCATGGGGAGTTGGGAGAGGTCAGAGCACGGCCACGCGAGCGCCACCGAAGCAGCGCCCGCGTGGGGTCAGGTCAGGTCGCCTTGCACTTGAAGATCAGGTACGGGTGACCCGCGGCGACGGCGTTGCGGCCGTGCACCTGCCACTCGAAGGACTTCATCCGCCCCAGGCGGGACTCGTCCATCGGGCCGTAGGAGGCCATCTGGAACGCTTCGCGCTCCTGGTAGACGATCGCACCGAGGGCGCTGCCCACCTTCTGCTTCGCCACCACGAAGAACGTGGTGTCGTTCTCGAAGCCGGCGAGTTCCGCGGCCATCTTGGGCTGGCCGTAGCCGAGGCCCGTGATGAGCGCTTCGACGTCGGCGCCGCCACCACCCGTGGCCGCCGCCTGCGCGATGACCTTGGCGTTCGTCAGCTGCAAGACGCGCGGGTACATGCGCGGCGGGCAGATGATGGTCGACGGCTCGAGCCCGCGAGGGTCCACGCCGTTCGGCATCTTGATCGACGCGATGTAGCCGAAGATCTTGCCGAGGTTCTGGAGAGCGACGTCCACGGTCACGCCATCGTCGATCGGGCACGCGCCGGGGTAGGACCCGGACGCGGTGCTCGTGAAGATGTTCTGGAACGGCGTGCCGATGCTGGTGTCGGCCGGGTTCACCGGGTGGTCGGTCGCGAAGAGCGCCTTGCCGTCGTAGCCCGTGTAGAGCGACGCCGTGTGCCCGTTCATGAGCGCGTGCGCGACCTGCTTCTGCGGCCAGTACGCCATGTAGGCGCCGATCTGACTGGCCCACTCGGCTGCGAGGTCGATCCCCCCGCCGTCCGTGTCGGTCAGCTGCGCCTTGGTGAGCATGAAGCCCTCCCCGGCGAACTTGTTCTCGATCTCGGTGTACTTCGACACGAGATCCGAGAACTTCAGGTTGCCCGCGCTCTTGCCGAGGTCGCGGATCATCGCGGTGTTCAGCATCCACGTGATGAACTCGCGCTGGCCGGTGCTGGTGCGCGTGGTCGCCACGTCCTGCCACCACGTGGTAGACCCGAGTCGCGCGTACTCGCGCTCGACGATGATGTTCATCCGGTCTTCGAGACCGAGAAGAATCCGGGGGGTAAGTGCTCCCATGATCAGGTTCCTTTCTTCTCAGCGCCGATCACGGGCTGACGTACGCGTTCGCGTTCCAGATGCCGTTGAGGTAGGTCGCGATGACCAAGTGCCGCTTGCTCGCGGTGAGCGCGGTGGTGAGGTTCACGGGGCCCGTGGCGTCGCGATACTGGACCGTGTGGCCGTTCTTGGTGCCGTTCGCGACGAACGTGAGCACCGTGCCCTCGGCGACACCCGTTGCGGGCAGCGTCACCGTGCTGTTGGCGGCCGTGGTCGCGATGTCGAAGATGGACCCCGGCACCGCGAGCGCGGCGGTCAGGATCACGTCGTTGCTGACGTGCGCCGGGAGCGCCGCCTGGGCCAGCGTCGCGCCGCCCGGAGTGAGCCCCGCGATGAGCTCCACCTCGACGCCGGCGGTGGCGTCCACGGACCAGATGCGGCCCGCGAGGCAGGCGCCCGACGCGTTGGGCGTCAGGCTCACGGTCTGGTCGTCGGTCACGTAGCAGAGTTGCCCCTGGTTCGCGGTCGCGATGCTGGACCCGTTCTTGAAGAAGACGGTGTTCACCTCGCGCTCGAGGCGCACGGCGATGGGCTTCGCGGCGCTCGACGCATCCACGGCTTCGATCGCGGTGCCGATCACGAGCTCGTCGCTCGCGCCGGTCGCCTCGACGACGTAGGCGGTGCCCAACTCGAACGCGATCAGCGCGCCCTTGTAGACGACCTCGCCCGACTTGAGGGAGAACGTGGGCTCGCTGATGCGACCCCGGGTAAGCGCCCTATCGGCGGACTGAGCGGTCATCGTGCACCTCCTGCGGTGTGCTTGGCGTGGATCTCGCGGGCCTGTTCACGCGTGGCGAACACCCCGTATGTTTTGGTGAGACCGTCGGTCTTGATGGGGCTCGCCTTCGCGGAGAAGCCCATGCGGCTGTCGAGGTCTTCGTCCGGGGATGCGGGCACGA